GTATTGGTGGCCTCCCTTTTTTTTAACTATCGGTCTTTGCAGGAAGACGGTAATTCAGAACAGGTCATTAACGACCTGATATCACGAGTTATAACATTAGAAAATATATGTGCGAGGTTACAACAAAATGGACAACGGTAAGAATAAATATGACTTGACACACTTAGGATTCCAGCTCGGTAAAATGGGTCGAGTTACGAACACAATGTGTTTACCAGTTCTACCAGGTGATGTAGTAGATATAAACCAACAAATCGTTATTAATATGTCACCGTTTAGAAGGCAAATATTCCTCGACGCTAGGGTGGATGTTTGTACGTTCTACATTCCGTATAGACATCATTATAGTAATTGGACAGATTTCATTGAAGATGGCGTGGACACCGCGGAAACATTATCAACTACAGATTTGTCAGCATATAACCCAAAATTTCTAGCGCATTGGACAGACTTACCAACAACAAAGCCAGACTGGTATGCTCACGGATATTTGGATATTTGGAATAGGTTTTATAGACCTAAAGCAAGCTTCGCGGATCCTGGTGCAGGGGATGCTACTTGGGCATCTGTAGGGTTCGGATCAGGGTCGTTAACGGCGGATTGTTTATTGTACGGATTCCCCGCGGCAAATCTAACAAACGCAATATGGAACACATCAGTAAATAGAACATTAGAAGCAGCAGATTTTGATATAGATTCATCTGGAGCAACAATAGATATAACTGCTATTGCAGCACAAAAAGCAAGATTAAAATCAGAAAGGAAGCGTCAATTTTATTCATATTATTATGAACAGATAATGCAGGATATGGGCGGTAAAACATCTATCGATGCAGAGCCGAGGCCAGAATTAGTATGGCAAGATACAGTCTATATATCAGGTGAGAATATTAGAGGTACGGATAATCAGACGATAGGAAGCTTGGTAGGTAGGGCATCAGGAGTTGTAAAACATCAGATACCTAGAAAATACATACAGGAACATGGAACATTATGGACAATGGTAGTTCTTAGGTTTCCACCAATATCCACACAAGAAAGTCATTATTTAATAAGAAAGGGCGCTGGAACTTATAAAACATTAGTAGGCGACCCGGATATAGTTAGCCAGGAGAAACCAGTAGCGTTGCAATTGGCGGATATATTCGACTCTTCATCGACTACACAGATTAGCACTATTCCCTATGGTCAATGGTATAGAATGCACCCATCATATTGTAATGAGACATTCGAAAATAACTTTGGATTTACGTTCGCTCAGGGAGTCCCAAGTAATGATGTAGGAGAAAATTATTATAATACTGAAATAGACGATGCAAATTTTCAAAGCACAATGCTCGGACACTATAATATGTCGATCAAGAATAACGTGTTCGTAGATCGTTTCTATCCGAGCGCAAGTCAATCAATCTTTGCAGGGAGTGATTAAAAATGAGAAGAGTTATAAACAATCCCGGTGTATACAATGGCAAAGGATTTGTAGATTTTACAGGTGGTTTAGTAGAGTGGGATTTTAGCGTTGATAAGGATTTAAAGTTTGGAACTAACTACTATTCAGCGTCAGCGGTCGAGCAACTCACGGCAACGTTTGTATTCACAGACACGATTACAAACAACAATGCAGTAAATGTATATCAGCAATTTACCGACCCGGCTAAAGACCTGGTAGTATGGCACTACGATATATGTTTAGAGATGAGAGAAGGTAACGCGGGTTCCGTAATAATGCCTTATGTGTGTCAAATGGAGGACGCAGGAGCGGATAGTGTAAAGTTTCATATGCTCCCGCATAGTACGTTTCATAACGGAAGTTCTGGCACAAATATGATATGTAAGGGAGAGATTGTAAGATCAAAGGAATCAGTAGCAGGAGCAGAAGATTCCAACAATTTGGCATTTGGACTAATCATATATAACACATCAGGCGCCAATTCAGAGTGTAAGGGTTTTATATCTCTTAATATATACCCAATAACAAAGCCACTAAAAATGATCGATCCAGGGGTGTGATATGTCAGGATTCGATACAGTATTCCCGCTGATCAGTGCTCCTGGTCTATTCGGTCAATTTCTAAAAGCGGCAGGGTTTTTCGATGGGGGGCGTAAAGCTGGCCCCCCATTAACTGATGCAGAAAGATTAGAGCAAGCAATGAATCAGATGTCTGGAAGAACTTCGGAAGATACGGAAGGCATCGATACAGCAATACTCGAAGCCATTTATAACTACGATAAAGCTATGGAACATCCAGAACAAAGTTGGAGCCTAGAGCCAGTTGACGAACTGCGTCCAGTTTCAAAGGATAACCCAATGCCGAGCGAAATCCCAAATAGCCCATCACCCCTATTAACAACCGGGTCAGCACATGACTCGTCACCATTACCAGCCTCAGAACCGTTCTTCGGAACTACATCAACGGGGCCAGAGTCAGGACAGAATCAAAGGCAGCAATCAGGCAGTAACTTTCCAGTTGGGCCAGTGTTGGCGGCAGGCGCCGGCGGCGCACTAGCAGGTGGCTTGTTTGGAGGTTCAAACGATACATCTGCACCTGCGCCAGGAATACCACAAGTACCCCCGGTTGGAAGTACGCCACCGATCGGGGCTCCAGTAGTAGAAAGTCAGCCAAGTTGGGTAAATCCAAATCCACAGTCACCACAAGAGCCTACAGACAGTCAGGGAGAACCATGGTGGTTAAATATACTTAAAGGCCTTACGGAAGGAATAATACCGGGTTTAGGTGGATTGATAACAGGAAAAGTACTTGAAGAGGTTGGCGGAAGTCCCGGAGAAAGACTACGTGAGTTCTTTAGAGATGCGTATCCAGGAACAAACCCATGGGAGCATTTAGGTTCATCAGCCGGTTCAGGCGCTGGAAGTCAATCAAATCAGATGTTTATGCAAACAAGAGAATTAGACAACAGATTGAAAATAGCTCAAATACAAGCGCAAGCACAAGTAGATACGGCCACAATAAGCAGCGAGGCGCACATAGAGGGGGCCGGTATAAGTTCACAACCAGGTCACAGGCAAGCAGCGGTCTCCGAAAGGAATCAACCTCATCAAGCCGCAGAATTAACCTCAAGGTCGTGGCTAAATGAAGCGCATAGCGACTTAGCAAGATCGCAAACGTACAACACAGAAGTAAAAACATTATTAGATCAATCAGCACTACAGATAGCAGATGAGATAAATCAGGCAAGATTAAACAGAGAACAGGCAACAGGTTTCTGGACAGTATTAAACTCACTGGCAACCGGAAGAACAGATATACAAGCATTAACAGATTTAACCAGGCATATAGGAGAGGGCGCATATAACGACACTAGAAGATTTACAAGATTTGCAAATAAGTCAGACAACGCCATAAGAGGCTTCGGCAGCAAAATACTAGAAATAGGTAAAGGAATACAAGAGGCTGCAAGGAAAAGCATACCGTTCGCAAACCAACAACATGTGAGGGGTATGCAAGGTGGAGGAATCCTTAACAGACAGTACAACAGATAACATATTCGACTATATGGGAATGGAATCCCTAATAGCCGTAAACAAATACTCCAGACTAATCAGAAAAGCACATATACTATCGGAACTAGCAGAAAGTCAGGAGGGTAGAGATGCAGCAAAGTTTGTATTAGGTCTCGATAAAAAGGAAATAATAGACAAGTACAAGGAACATAAAGCGACAATCGAGAATATAAAAAAGCGAATACCGTTCAGAAAAGAAGAAGAAGATATTGTAAAAATGCTATCGGATGCTGCGTATGTAGAATCAGCTAAAAATATACAGGATAAACTTGAAATACAGGTTGAGGAGTGGATAAGTGAAAATAAGGTAATGCTATTCGAAACATTGACGATAAGTGACGAAAACCTCTCCAGTAAAAAGATAAGAAGCTATATAAGGTCATATAAAAGGCATTTAAGGTTAAACGGTTGTAGATATGCAATTATATTCGAAAAGGGCGAAAAGTCAGGTAGACCACATTTCCATGTGATATATAACATGAATCCCAGAATCGGGGAAAAAGGGCACGGTGCCTGGCAAGGCGGAAAAAATGATGTAGTAAGAGTAAGATATCTAGGCGATAACCATTCCAACCAAAACGAGATGTTATTGCTAGGGTACTCAAAGGATAGAATAATTGGATATTTAGTAAAGTATTTAAGCGTTAACAAAAACGATGGAGACGAAACGGATTTATTTCATTTTAGAACTCAACTATCGAGAGGATTTGGTGTATGCAGGATAAGACAGAAGTTAAAGAAGGAGAAAACATTAGTGCTAAAAAAGATGGTGAAAAGCGGACTGAAGCCATACAGGAGGATATTCCTCAGGGAAGTCCACCTGGAACTGGCGCGCAGACTGGAACACCCGTTAAGAGTTTTAAAGCGGGATATTATAAGCATGCAGGGCGTAACGGTATCTACGATAGTCAAGGGCAGGAGGTTACAAGATGGCGGCATCCAAGAAACAACACGAATCAAATTTAAAGGATACGATGAGTATCTTACCAGGTAATGTGGTGAGGGCGTTGACAGAATGTAGCATTTTGGTAAAGTATTTCTCCGGGTACCAAAAAGGATACCTGAAAACAGATCAAATTATAATCAAATTAGAGGATTTTTATCATGAATTACAGAAACTTACAGGCAGCGATACAGTTGGTACTGGCTCAAGCGCAACCGTATGCAATAAAAGCGACTCCAGCGGAATTGAAAGTAGTGACCCAGAGCTCACCCTGGCTACAGTCAGACCGGCATGCCGTCAGGAATGGCTTGGAAAGTGTGATGTATGCGGCGTTAGATGTATTAGGACTTCAACGATTTCAACTCCCGACGGAGTATGTCGCTGCGGTAATAGTTACAGCAGTGTCTCCAGTAAATTGGATGATAGCGTGCATATACCTAAGTGATCAGAATATTACTACGCTGGATGTAAAAGCGGGATATGGTCAAACAAGAGATTTAATGAATCCAGAAAAGTTGTTCTCAGTTGTATTACTGGCAGCGGCACAAGCCGAAATTATAGGCACAAGGCTAGTGGAAGATTTTAAAGTAGCAATGGAATTGGAGGCAGAAGTATGAGAAACGCGAGTATTAAGGCAATGATTTTAGAAAAGTTGGGAACTGGTTATTTCACAGATATGGAAAGCGAGGAATGTGAATTCGCAATTAAAGTTCTGGAAGCGATAATAGCAAAATTAAAACAACAAATAGAAAAGAATAGCCAGGAAGAGGAAGAAGAAGAAAACGATTTATTTGAGGAGGATAATTAAATGGCTAGGCACATAAAGCAGGTTAAAAAGCGAAAAAAGAAGTCGAGGACAGTATTCAAAGGTGGGCCGCAAATTTGAACAGGCCCATAACAATAGGGAGTATTTACGTATCAGGGAGTGTCGCCGTATTGGTGGCCTCCCTTTTTTTTAACTATCGGTCTTTGCAGGAAGACGGTAATTCAGAACAGGTAATTAACGACCTGATATCACGAGTTATAACATTAGAAAATATATGTGCGAGGTTACAACAAAATGGACAACGGTAAAAATAAATATGACTTAACCCATCTAGGGTTTCAGTTAGGTAAAATGGGTAGAGTTACGAACACGATGTGTTTACCAGTTCTACCAGGTGATGTAGTAGATATAAATCAACAGATAGTTATTAACATGTCACCGTTTAGGAGACAAATATTTTTGGACGCTAGGGTAGATGTATGCACTTTCTACATACCTTATAGACATCATTATAGTAATTGGACGGACTTCATAGAAGATGGCGTGGACACCGCGGAAACATTATCAACTACAGATTTGTCAGCATATAACCCAAAATTTCTCGCGCATTGGACAGACCTTCCAACAACAAAACCAGATTGGTATGCTCACGGATATTTGGATATTTGGAATAGGTTTTACAGACCTAAAGCAAGCTTCGCAGACCCAGGCGCAGGAGATGCTACTTGGGCATCTGTAGGGTTCGGTTCTGGCTCACTAACGGCGGATTGTTTATTGTACGGGTTCCCGGCGGCAAATCTAACAAACGCAATATGGAACACATCAGTAAATAGGACATTGGAAGCCGCGGATTTCGATATAGATTCATCTGGAGCAACAATAGACATAACTGCAATTGCAGCACAGAAAGCAAGATTAAAATCAGAAAGGAAGCGTCAATTTTATTCATATTATTATGAACAAATCATGCAGGATATGGGCGGTAAAACATCTATCGATGCAGAGCCGAGGCCAGAATTAGTATGGCAAGATACAGTCTATATATCAGGAGAAAATATTAGAGGTACA